CTAGGCGGCGCCCCGACGCTAACGCCGACCAAAGCAAGAAGAAGTAAGGCGGCCTTTGCAAAAAGCGCGGTAACCCCCGGCGCAAAGCACAAAAGCCAAGAAATAAGAGCAAACAGAAGAAAAGCAAAAATAAGGAGTAAAAGATGGAAATAAAAACATTTACGGACGTAGACAGCGCGCTAAAGCGCATTTGCGAGCTTGAGGTGGCGCTTGCGGACATAAACGGCGAGATAACCCTAAAATGCAACGAGATAAAAGACTCAAGAAAGGCGCAAGTAGAAAAGCTCGATAACGAGAAAAAATATATCGAGAGTCAAATAACGGCGTTTTGCGAGGAAAACAAGGCCGAATTTGCAGAAAAGCGCAGCAAAGAATTTACCTTTGGAAAGATAGGCTACAAGCTAAGCAAAAGCGTATCATTGCCGCGCATAAAAGAGAAAGTAGAGAAGCTCATAAAGGCCCTAAAAAGCTATAAGCTCGAGGAGTGCATCACGTACGAAGAGACTATAAACAAAGACGCTATCGTGGAACTAGGAGACGCTGAGCTCGTTAAACTAGGTCTTAAGCGCGTCGTAAAGGATAACTTCCGCATAGAAACCAAGATAGAGAATTTGCAAAGCGCAAACGTCTAAATTTAAAGGGCTTTAAGCCCTTTAAAATGCGTTTAATTCGCCGTTAAACGTATTTTAAAAGGTTTAAATTTTTGAAAGGAGTGAGTATGACGAACAAAGAGTTTGACGAGATCAAAGAGCTACTAAAGCTCTATAGGAAACAAAAAGGCACGACTATAAAGAAGTGCAAAGAGGAGTTTAGCGAGCGGTTTTACGGCGCTTTTTTGAAGTATCAGGACGCGTTTTGCAAATATACGCAAGAGGCGAGCTTGCAGCAAGATCCGCCCAAGTACTATATCGACTCGCTTTGCGCTATGGCCATAGTCGCTATCAATGCGGGGCGCGAGGGATTTTTCTGCCATATAGGCTTTTACACTATCACCACAAATATAAGATATATTTTTGACGAGATAGCCAAGCGCGGGCTAAACCCTTACCAGTGTATGAAAAAATTTATAAAGGAAAAATCATGCTGAGTTTTTTCATTTGGGGGCTGATACTAAATTTTTATGCCGTGGTCATTACTACTGGCTTGCTGTGGGCGATAAAAGCCAAAAGAGACGAGAAAAAGGATAAGGCTACGGCAATGGCCGGAATCGTCGCGCTTACTTTGATACCTTACGTGATGGCCATTATTTGCCTATTTTTTATCATCGAGCTTGCCGTCTGCAAATTCGACTACGAAGAATATAAAAAGCAAAACCGCAAGGACGATTAAAGGGCTTTAAGCCCTTTAAAAAGCCTTTTTAAACGATATTAAAGGCTTTTTAAAAGGTTTAAATTTAAGGAAAAACAATGGCTATTTTATTATCAGTAAAGCCCAAATTTGCAGACATGATACTCGACGGCACAAAACGAGTAGAATACAGAAAGGCGTTAGCGTCCGTCGCTAACGACAGGATATTTTTGTACGCCACGGCGCCGATAAAAAAGGTAGTCGGCGAGGTAAAAGTAAAAAGAGCCGATAGATGCGAAAACAAAGAAGCGGTGTGGGCTTGCTATTTGGACTGCTCTGGAATTACCAAAGAAGAATTCGACGAATATTTTAAGGATAAAAAATATGCTTCTTGGTATTTTTTAGAAGAGCCGATCAGATACAAAAAACCTCAAAACATAAGATATTTCGGAGTAAAAACGGCTCCTAGAAATTTCGTATATCTAAAGGATGCAAATGTCTGAACCAGCTCCCGGTATCGCAAAATACCAGCTCGTCCAAAGGCTAGCCAAATACGGCATAGAGGGGGTCATCGATACTAAGCTTTTAAAATGGGCAAAGATAAACGGTATAAATTTGCATTTCGTCTTTTCGCACCCTGCCGCAAAACAGACCTTTGAGATGAGCAAAGAGAAAATCAAAGCAAAGCTCAGGGAGTTTTGGGCGGATAACCTTGCCGCGATCAAGGAGGCGGGCATCATGTTTCGCGACATAAGCTGCGAGGTCATATACCGCTTGCCGCGCGATACGCAAGCTATGCAAGAAGAAAAAAAGCCATACGAAGAGCCAAGTAACGGTAGCTTTGAAAACAGAGCCAAAGACCCGTCCATAAGGCTGGGGTTTGAGCGCATAAGAAAAGCGATACTAGCCGATCTGGAAAGCGGCAAAAGCGTATATGCTGGAGACGCGATATGAAGCACCATAGGTTTTATAAGAGTGCCGCGCAGGTACTAAGCAGCCTAGACGTCCACGTGGACGAAGCCGTGGAATACTACGGCGGCCGCGAAGTATTTAGATCTTTGGCGCAATACCGCAAAGCCGCATGGCAGACCGAAGAAGCCGCTAGAACCGATCTTTTGACCGAGTTGCTCAACGAAACCGACGAGCACAGATTTAGGCAAATTTTAGACGGACTAAGCGACGAAAAGTTTAAGATAGCAAAGATTTATTTTTGCGGCGAGGAGTAAAAATGACCAAAAACCAAGACGTCTATAGAAAGCAGCTTCTAACGATCATCCATACCCACCCGCTATATAAAGAAATAAAGCGTAACGAAGCGTGGCAAGACTGGCTGGATCTTAGATTTGGCGTAAAAAGTAGCAAGGAGCTAAGCATAAACGAGCTAAACACGGCCGTAAATATCTTGCGCGGCAAGTGCGAGGATAGGCTAAATTTTACGCCGGACTTCGCGGGCCGAAACCTTGCCAAGCCTGATAAAATCACGCAAAAACAGATAAAAAAGATTGAAATTTTGATAAACGAACTAGGCTGGGACGAGGCGGCAAGGCTTAGATTTTTTTATAGGCAAACGGGCTGCCTAGTGCCTAAGTTATATACGCTCGATAAAAAACGAGCGAACAAGATAATCACGGGGCTTGAGGCCGTAATCAAAACCGAGAGAGCCAAAGCTCGAGGCTGATTTACTGGGAAAATTTTAAAATATGCGCTAAAATCGGCCTAGAAATATAAAATTTGGGAGGTTTTGGCGTGTTTTGTCCGTATTGCGGAAACGAAAAAACAAGGGTCGGCGCTACCATAAAAGGGCTTGAAACCGTGCGTTTTAGGCGTTGCGATAAATGCGGCAACACATGGACGACGGTAGAGAGCGTAAAACCGAACGACGAATATCTGGAAAATTTTATCAGGATCAGGGATGAGTGTAGAAATAAAAGGGCTTGAACAAATCCAAGATATGCTAAAACGACTCGAGGAAGGCAATGCCCTATCTCAAAGCACGTTTGATACCATCGGCAATATGATCTCAAACTCCATAGAATTTGCGTTTGAAAACCAAAAAAGCCCGCTTGGACAGAGCTGGAAACCACTTAAACAAAGTACGCTCGCGCAAAAAATAAAAAGAGGCGGTTCGGATAGAATTTTAAGAGATAGCGGACATCTGGCGGATAATTGGCATATAGCGTCCGATAATAAAAGCGTAACCGTCTCAAATAATAGCTCTCATAAAGGCTTTGCCTACGGGCTGGCTCATCAGTTCGGCGCAAATGCGGGACGCGGAGGCAAAAGCAAGATCCCAGCTCGTCCTTTTTTGCCCGTCCTTGAAAACGGAAAGCTGGAGCCGAATTTAGAGGAAAATATCAAGCGCTTTTTGGCCGCCGAGATAGCTAGTAAGTTAAATTGACTTTTGGGGGTAAAAGGGCTATAATCATCTATGGCGCGAAGATGTGAACCCTAGCGGGTGCGTAACCACAGGACTAATACTCCGATGTTGCAGGTTCGAGTCCTGCCCGCGCCTTACTTCTTTTTGATTTTTACGAGTTCCCCGCCTATTAGCGCCTTTTCAAAATCGTCAATATCTACTTTATCAAGCGTTATTACATAGTTGCTTTGCTTAAATTTATGGATTATCTTGCTGATTTCTATAGGAATTAAATTTATCTTCGTTTTGTCTTTACTGTCGTTAAATACGAATATGATGTTTTTATGTCTCTCTCGAAGATCTGCGTAGACATTAGTCTCGTCGTTAAGTACCGATACGATTTGTTTCATCTCATCCACTCTAAAAGCGTGGTCGTAGGGCGCTTTACGCTTCGGGCTTGCGTGCAATAGGTGCTTTTTTGTTAGGATTATCCCGCTGCTATTTACGTCTAGTCCTAAAATTTTACTCGCGGCTTTTGCTAGAGCTTCACCCAAAAATCCCACTTGCACCATATTTATAGGCGTTTTTGGATCATTCTTTACGATGATTTGCTCTACGGCTTCATCCAGCCCCTTTTGCCAAACATATAAATTTCTATCTCGCTCGTAGTTTTTAAGATCGTTTTTTACGATATTTTTTAGTTCGCTGCTTAAATTTTTAGCTTTCTGAGCTAGGATGCCGTCAAGGTTATCCACGCTTTTGCCCGGATTATACGCCCAGTCCTCGCTAGCTACGTTTAAAGGCGTGCCGGCGTAGGGCTTAAATCCGTAGCTTTCCATCTCGTATTGCGTGAGTACTTGCACCTGGCATCTACATCCCCAGTCGTTTGGCGGGTAGTTTTTCTCCCAAAATTTATGCGTTTTTGGTAGGATCATGCCGTGCAGCTTGGCGTGAGAGGGTCGCGTGCGGCGGTCTAGCACGGCTTTATAGCGGAAGTATTCGCCCGCGCTACTCATCTGGCTTTCATACCTTGCCTTTGCTACGCTTACGCGCATGTTGGTCTCAAAAATTCGCTTTAGCCGCCTAGAGCCGACGTAAATTTGCTTTGCTTCTCCGGTTTTTGGATTTATTACGCTTACGTCTCCTAGCCAGCCTTTCTTTGCTAAAACGGGTTTTATGCTATCTCGCCATTCCCCAAAGCCCTGCCCCTTTTTATAGGCCTCGCTAAGGCTAGTTTGTATATCCGAAAGTAGATCTATCCGCGCGATCTTTGCTACGGTAAAAGCTCTACTATGAGCCTCGTGCATGATCTCGTCATAATCAAAGTGAAGCTCGGGCGTACGGGCGGCGAGAGCCTTGACGACGTTTACGGGCTCGGCAAAAAAAGAAACGCCTACGCTACTCATCTTCGTATCCGTAAATTTCGGCGTTTGATATGGCGTTTATCATCGCGTTTTCAAGTAGCGCCAGATCCATGCCCTCATACATCTCGCCTAGCTTTTTAAAGGCTTCTTCATAACTGCTCGCATCTTTTAAAAGCTTATTTAACGAGCTTTCGATCTCTTTTAAAATCTCTTTTTCGGATTTGTTATATTCTTTGTTCTCAAGCGCGGCGTCGATATTATCAAGCGGTAAAATTTGCCTTTGAGCGTTTTTTGATACGCCTTTTTTGTCCGGATTTTGCGAAATTTGCGGCTCCTCGCTTTTAAATTTAAGTCCCTTGATCTTAAACGCCGTTTCCATAAACTCAAGCGGGATCTCGTAGCCCATGGACGTTATGCGCTCATATACCTCGCTTAACGCGTTTTCGTCGGCTTCAAGATTAGCGTCGAGCATAAATTTAAAAGGCTTCGCGTTAGAGAAATTTAGCTTTAGCGTTTCATCGATAAGCTCGTAAAGGCTAGCTGAAATTAGCATCGCGTCAAAGCGCAGTATGTCTTGCCTCACCTCGTTATGCACTTTGCCTAGAGCCTGCGTGCCGTTTATTTGCGAGTTGCCAGCTAGCACTTGCCCGGTGATACTTTTTGCTATACAGTCGTCGCAGTACTTGATAAACTCTAAAAACGTCGCTTTGTCGACGTTTCCGTTTAGTAGCTCTACGATGTCCCCTTTAGAGAAAAGCCCTACGCCGTTAGCGCGCAAATTTACGGCCGCCTCTATGATCGCGTCGCTTTGTTTTTCGTCGCCTACGCTATCTGATTTGATGACTAGCGGCGGCACAGAGAGGCTATCAAAGAAGTTCATATACTTTGATATAGCAAGATGTTTTAGCGCCGTTATAGTGACGATACGATACATGAGACTTTGGGTGATGACGTCGCCGCTATCTGTGGGGTGAACGTGTATCCACATTAGATCCGCGGAGTTTTGGACGTAAATTTTATCTATACCTTGTTTGAGATAAAGCTTGTCTTCGTTGTCGGTATTAAAATACGTCGGCGGGATATATTCAAAATCAGGTAAAATTTTGCCCTCGTCGTTTCGCCACTGCTTGATAAAAGGCGCGAACCCATAGGCGATAGCAGCCGTGCAGGCAAACAAAAACTTTTTAAATTTGATACTTTCTAAAAACTCCTGTATAAAAGTGCCTTGCGCCTTGTCCTCGCTTTCAAAAAATATCGGCAAGGCGCTTACGTAAACCTTGCGCTTAAAAAGTTCCGAGCCTATTTGCGTGTCGGTAGCTTTGAAGTATTCAAATACTTTTACGAGGCTTTCAAAGCTTCCGCCCGAGACCGCCGCGCGCACCAGATCGTAGTTTACGCCGCTTAGTACTCCCGCGGCGTCAGTTTTTTTGATGATAATTTGCTGTTTCACGTATATTTTTCCTTTAATGATTTTATGAGTTTTTGATTTCTTTTGATTACTCGGTTTAGGGCGCGGTAGTCGGCGACGGCTACGCTGGAAGCTATCCTAAAAGCCATTTCGCTAGCGTCTAGCAAGTCGTCGTGAGGAGCTTTGGGGTAGGTATCTAGCTCTTCGATTAAAAGCGTATTATCCACGTTTATAAGTATCGTACCGTCGGTTACGTAAGGAGCTAGAGCATCGAGCCTTAGCTCTTTTGCGACCGAGTTTTTTAATTCGCAAACGCTAAGGCTTATGCCTTTTTGGGCAAACTCATCTTTTAGCTTGTCCTTGAAAAACTCCTGAAAAGCCACCGTTTCTATAGCGATCTTGATAGGTTTGCCGCAAAGCAGCAGTCTTAAATAAAGCTGCATGAATTTTTCTATCATGACGTCGGGCTTTAATTTATAACCTTTAGTGTCTAAATAATATTGCTTATCTTTTTTGCCAAGCACCGCAAGCCCGAAATAATCCCCCCTAGCCTTACCCATCGCAGGATCAAGGCCGATATAATATGCGTCGCAAACGGGCATCTCCTCATAGGTCTTGTAGCCCGAAAATATTGCCCCGTCGCGGCTTAGCGGCTCGTTTTGGTATTCGGAGTAAAAGCTTTCCTTATCGTCGAAAAACTCGGCGAGCACCCCGCGCTTATCCATATTATCATCATCTAAGACCATGTTTGAGATTTTGGCTTTTGACACATTATCCTTGTTTAGCTCGTCGATGTTGTCCGGAAATTTAACCACGAGCGGAAAGTTAAAGCTAGAAAATGCGCTTAGCTTCTTTATACGCGCCAAAAGCCCGTCGTGATGAAGTCGCGTACCCACTACGATAATGTTAAAACTCGCATCGTAGCGGCTAGGTAGCTTTAGCACGGCCTTTCTAAACCACTTATAAAGCTTTTCTCTTTGGGCCAAGCTCTCTACGTTTTCGTCGTTTTCTATATCGTCGGCGATGATGATGTCCGGGCGCTTGCCTAAGAAATTCGTACCTCTTATCTTTTTGCCGGCGCCGAAAAATTTAAGCTTTTTGGGCTTTTTGTCTACTAAAAAGATAAACTCATCACTCTTCCACTTATCGCCTATCTCTATTTTAAAGTCGTTTACGAGCTTGGCGTTTTCTTCGAGCTCGACGCGCAAAGTATCGCTACTCTCGACTGCGATGTCGATCGTAGAGCTAACTACTATGCCGTAACTCTTTTTGTCCGTGAGCAACAGCCAAAGATTGTATAGCCGCGTGATAAGGGTCGTTTTTGCGCCGCCGCGATATGCTTCTATGAGAATATGGCGACGCTTAACGCAAGTGTTTTCAAGATCTTTATAAACAAAGCTTCTAAATTTGGATTTATCGTTAAATTTGCCGTCGTCCTCAAGTCCTATCTGATGGGGAAAATAAGTCAGCACGAAAAATTTAAAATCGCTTTGCGATTTTTTACGCCTATTCTCTCCCTGATCGTCTATGATGCTGGGCAAAGATTTTAGATAAGCCTTTAACTCTTTTAACTCCATTTACAAAAATCCTTTTTAAAAGCGTTTAAACCCTTTTTAAAATCGTTTAAAAGGTTTGCGTCTATACCTTTGCTAGCCTTGGGGTTAAAAACGCCTAGAAACGTCGCTTTTTTCATTTGTCGTTTTTTACTACGTTTGAGATAATAAGATCGGCATTTTCGCTAAGCCACTGCGCCACGTCCGTTTGTTTGTGCGACAAGGCGAGCTTAGCCACCGCTTCCAGCGTCTTTTTCGCGGCGCTTACGGCTATATCCCTCGGGTTTATTTGGCGCGGAGCCTTGATACTCCAATACGTTTTTGCGAATTTATGAAGATTTTCGATATGCTCCGGGCTTAGCTCTCCGGCGTCTTTTAAAAATTTCTCGTAATTTTCTATGAGGCTATTTACAAAAAGCGCCTCTTTGTTTTCGAGCTCATCCTCGCTTCTTAAATTTGCCAGTTTTAGGCCGTCCCAGTCGATGCCTTTTTTAAAATCCGCTTTTTTATGGTAGTAGAAAGTTTGGCGCGCGATATTTAAAGCGGCGCAAATTTCATCTACGGTCTTTCCTTGTATATACAGCTCTTTTATTACGTCTTTCATTTTTTTCACGTCCGTTTTTTTACGCAAACTATAACGCAAAATTTTTTTACAAGCACTCCAAATAGCGGGTATTTAGAGTGGTTAAATTTTAAAAAAGCCATAAAATGCGAGGCAAGAAAACCCAAAAAGGAGCGAAATGACAGAGCTTGAAAAAAGCGTGGTAGCGCTTGAACTAAATAGCTTGCAAGACGGAAAGATAAAAATCAGCCCCGCCGGTCAGCAGGTTATGGGCTACGACGGCCGCGTATTTAACATCGACGCCTCGTTTGTGGTAGCCAATACCAAAAGCCAAAACGTAGATATCTTGCTAGATAAGGATCACTACGACGGCGAAGCGATGGGGTGGTTTGACGTAAATTCGCTTGAAGCTAGAGACGACGGGATTTACGCGAGTTTGGAATTTACCGAGGTGGGCAAAGGACTAGTAGATAAAAAATTATATAGATACTTAAGCCCGGCTTACGAGGTTAATTACCGCGACAACGGAGTAAGAGAGGTGGTGAGGATCGCAAGCGTGGGGCTTGTAAATCGTCCAAATTTGCTAAATAAGGCACTAAATAACAAAGGAGAAGAGATGCCCGAAAACAATTCCGAGCTAGCTGCGAAGCTGGCCGAACTAAACGAGAAAAATTCGGCTTTGCAGGCGCAAATAATCGCGAAAGATAATGAGATAGGAGAGCTAAAAACGGCGCTTGAAACCGAGCGTAATAACGCTAAAACCGCGCGAATAGAAAGCGCCATAAAAAACGGCGAACTTTTGCCTAACCGCAAAGAAATGGCTATGGCGCTTGAGGGAAATGCGCTAGATAGCTTTATGGATGTTTCAAAAAGCGAAGCCGCGAGCGTGCTTAAAGAAAAAAGCTACGAGAAAAACAAAAAAGATGAGCTTGATATCGATCCGGACGTCAAAGCCCAACTAGGTCTATAAAAAAGGAGAAAAAATGCCAAGAAGAGTACTTGATGCCGCATATATGGAGTCGGTTTCAAAAGGTTTTAAAACCGTATTTAACGACGCTTTAAATACGCAAAACAGCGATTATTTAAAAGTTGCTACCGAAATAAGCGCAAATACCGTAACGGTCGATTATTCGTGGTTGGCCGATATGCCTAGTATGCGCGAATGGGTAGGAGATAGAACGCTAAACGAGCTTGCGGCGTGGAACTATACCATCTCTAAAAAAGATTGGGAAGCATCGATAAAGGTCAAACGCGACGTCATCGAATACGATAACCTAGGCATCGTAAAGCCTCGCATCATAGATCTAGCCGCCGCGGTACCGGAGCATTATAACTCTATGGTATTTGGTCTACTTGAGTCAAACGGCGACTGCTACGACGGTAAGAAGTTTTTCGCCGCCGATCACCAAGTAAAAGGGCAAAGTTTTTCAAATTTGAGCAATTTGGAACTAACCGAGGAAAACTACGAAAAAACGGTAGCCGAGATGGGTAGACTCATCAAGGATAATGGAAATCCGCTTCGCATAAAGCCAAATCTTATCGTAGTACCGCCGGAGCTAAAAGCAAAGGCTAAGGAACTGTTTTTGGCCGAGAAAAAAGCAAACGGCGCCAGCAATCCTCTCTATAAAGAGGTCGAAATCCTCGTTTGCTACGAGCTAACCAAGAAAAAAACGTGGTATCTGTTAGATACTTCAAGGGCGGTCAAGCCTATTGTACTTCAGAAAAACAAAGAGGCCGAATTCGTAGCTCAAGATAAGCTAGATAACGACGCCGCGTTTATGAGAAAAGAGTTTAGATACGGCGTAGATACCGAGGATAACGCAGGATACGGCCTATGGCAAATGGCGTATAAAAACGCGCCCACGGAGTAAGGAGCCGTGATGGGTAACTATGAAAGCTTTTTGAAAACCAGGAACGCCGCGCAAAGCGACGAAATAAGAGAGGGGAAAGAAGCTGAGAATTCGGGCGATGCAAATTTGCCCATGTCCGATCAGGCAGACGACGAAGCGCAAAATTTGACGGACCAAGAGGGCGATCCTGAACAAAACGAGAGCGACAGCGAAGAGCAAAGCGGCGACGATCTCGAACAAAACGTGAATGGCGACGAACAAAACGAGGGTAACGACGAAGATACTCGGCCTGCCGAGACCGACATAGACGCCGCCGATCAAGGCAAAGACGAAAAGAACGAGGATAAAAATGCAGATGAAGGAAAAGCTGGAGCTAAGGGCAAAGCAAAGTCTGCTAAATCCAAATGAGATCACGCAGGGGCTCATAGAGCGCTGCGTAACGGACGCGCAGGAGGTTTGCAAAGGGCGCGAGGTGCCTTATTTTGCAAAAGAAGATTTTGCATATATCAGGCTAAAGGTTTATTTAAAAGTAGGCCTTGACGAGCAAGATCTGCTGCTTTTGGAAGCGGCGCAAAAGATCATCAAAAACTCGCCTTTCGTAAACGACGCCGGAGAGCTTAGCTCGGCGAAATTTTACAAAAGTAAGGCAAGAAAGGACGTGATGTGAACTCGCTAAGCGAACTAGCCGCTAAACTAAAGAGCGAATTTGGCTTGCTTGAGCTGCCGAGTCTCGAAGCTCTTACGCAAAACGGCGACTATCTCGTATTTGAGGGACTTGAGGGCGTAAACGACATAACCGATAACGCGGTTTTTAGCGTCGTTATAGCTAGAAATTCGCTCAATGCTGATAAAAGCGGCGTGCTAGGCAAGATCGACGGACTAAGAGGCGAGCTGTTTAGATTCGGCGCCAAATTCGGCGAAAAAATAACGTTTGGAGCAAAGGCTGCGTTTGTAACCAATACGCTCTATTGCGTAAGAATACAAATCAAATTTAAGATCATAGGCTTCACGGAAGCATAATAAAAAGGAGACAAACATAATGGCACAAGAAAAAATAGCCAGACTCGCAAGCGGAGAGGTCTGCTTTACGCCTATAAAAGAGGACGGAAGCTACGGAGATGAAGTCATTCTGGGCTACAACCAAAAAGTAAGCCTAACCAGAAGCACCGAAACCAAAGAGCTGCTTAGCAACGACAAAAGTTTAGGCGAAACGGCGTCCGAGAGCGAAACGAAAGTTACTTACGAATTTAGTACCGAAATAGGAGACGTTAGCTTAGATAACTTAGCTATCGCTTTTAAAGGCTCGGTAGAGAGTAAAACCTACGCCGCTGGAGATAAGTTTTGGAACGGCAAGCCGATACTCGACGGAAGCGCGAACGTAACGGGCAAGATCGGAGACGCGGTTATCAAAGACGGCAAAATTTATACCTTGACGGCGGCAGCTACTAGTAAGCCTTTTGCGGATCTAAAAACGGCCCCAAAGGTATATAAGAGCGCTTTTAAGCGCGTAAACCCGGAAGCCAGGGCAAACAATTTAGGCCGCATCGTGGTCGAGGGCGTAAATCTAGCTACGGGTAAGCCCCAGATTTTAGTAATCCCGAAAATAAACGTAAGATACGACGGAGAATTTGCGGTAGTAAGCGACGACTATATCAAACTATCTTTAAAGGGCAAGCTGCTAAAAGTAGAGGGCGAATCTATATTTACGCTAATGGACGGAGAAAACGCATGAGAACGAAATTTCCTTTTGAAATAAATATCGACGAAAGCAAATTTAAGCTCGAATATAAAGAGCTTAATAAAAACGAGTCGGGCGAACTAATAAAAGAATACGGCAAAGCTCAGGCGATTATGGGCCAAATCCAAGAATTAAAGGCGCAAATAGTCCTGCTTGAAGAGAAAAAATCTATCAAAAAAGAACTCGCTTCTTGCCAAGAGGGCAAAGATAAGGCTAAAACCATAAGGGAAACTCTCGATCTAATCTCTCGATTAGAAGCTAAACGAAACGAGCTAAACGAAAGAGAGAGCGCCGAAATAGACTTGGACGCCTTGATTAAAAAAAGATTCGATCTAACCGTAAGCGGCGAAGATAGAGCTAAATTTCAAGCCGAGATAGAGAGTAAGGGACTAAGCTATTTAAGCGTTATGAACGCAATCGACGAGGCTATCGAGGCCGAACGTTCAAAAAAGTAGAGAGGCTGCTTGCCTGCGTCGAAGCAAGAATGAGCCCCTCTGAGTTCGGGCTCGATCACTACGAAACGCTTATGTTTCGAGGTCTGCAAACGGCAAGCGTAGTAAAAAGGGACTTTAATGGCGGGTATTTTGAATGCGAAGTAATTGTTTTAAAGGCTTTTTGCAAGCGCTTTAAAATTGATTTTTTATGGATGTTTGAAATTTCAAAGGCGTTTAATAGGGCTTTAAACAAAAGGGGCTAAGGGCCACCCCGCTTGCGGGGGCTTTAGGTGGGTATAGGGAGCGCTTACACTTCCGCTCGTAAAGCGGGGTTTTTTGCTTCAGTCTGCGACTTTGCAACTACAGGCAGACGCTCCGCTGCGAAGTAAAAGAATAATGGGAGTAAAAATGACTTACAAAGATAAATTTTTAGCTTTTTTGATGTCGTTTAAGCCTTGTTTTATGCCGAGTACGGCTCCCGCTACGCAGCACGCCGCGATATACGCCGCACAAATTTTAAGAAAGCCTACGAAACCGCTAAAATCGGTAATAACCAATAAAACAAATCCTGCTCCCGTAAGCGCTATCAAGCAACCTAGCAAAGCGTATTTTATCAACCCTAGCATTTTAGCTCCTTTTTTATCTATATTTTACCATAAAGCGGGCACCCATGTCCAGAAATAACGACGTAAATATAACCATAAACATAAACGGCGATACGCACACCCTAAGAGCGGCCAGAGAGGACGTCAACGCCCTAGGACGCAGCCTAAGCAATACCGATACTATCGCAAACGCCTTGCGCAGCTCATTCGGAAAGATAGCCGCGTCGGTAGCTAGCATAGGAGCTCTAGCTATAGGCGTAAAGCAGCTAGCGACCTCGGGTATCGAAGCCAATAGAAGCTTCGAAAATCTAAAAATCCAGCTCACAGGACTCATTGCGGCCAACTCCTCAAACGTAAGTATACTAGGGAAAACTCTCGACGCTCATACCAAATGGAATATGAGTATGAAAGAAAGCGAGGGGATACTCAAAAAGCTAAACGAAACCAACGCTAAGACCAAATTTACGCTTGAGGAAATAACCAGCGCTTTCAATATGTTTTATGCCACTTCGGCCGGCCAAGGAAGCCGCGCTAAAGCCGTGCAGGCTATGGATAGTATCGCCCTTGCGGCGCAGGCCGTGGGCAAAAACTTAGGCGATCTAACCCCGATGATGGATAGCCTAGCCACGGGCACGGTGGTAGCGGCTTCCGAGATGGGCAGCTTTATGAAGATCGTGGGTCTAACCAATGAAGAGCTCAAAAAAGCAAATCAAGACGGAAAAGTATACGATTATATTATAGAAAAACTTGCCAAATTTAAAGAGCTTAGCGGCGAAGCCGCAAAAGGCTACGAGGTAGCTTTGGGGTCGCTAAAAAACGAACTTACCGAGCTTAGTCGCGAACTGACCAAGCCGATGTTCGATACGCTCACTACCGGTATAGCTACTTTTTCAAATTTCATCAAAGAAAACAAAGCTACGATTATAGAATGGGCGGGGTATATCGTAACCGCCGGAAAACCCCCGGGTATACTGGCGGGATCATTCGACACCGCTACACTCGG